TACTATCTTGATTGAACCCACTATTAACATTATCTTTTATTGGATTATTCTTGAATTTATTTCCAATTACATATGGATATGCTGGATTATCAAAGTCATCTAAAGTGCAAAAATAAGCATAAATTCCATCTGGAAAATCATTGTTTTTTATAAATTTCCCATTAAACTCATCTAAATCTCCATATTCTCTATTGAATGGATAATCTTGAATAAAATATCCAGGAGGGAAATTTTTTGGTCTTATTGAATAATCTAAAGATGTGGGGGTAGAATAACTAGATTTTACTTTCCTATATGAAGAACCATCTATAATGTATGGTCCATAAATTGGATTTCCATCATATGCCCATCCAACAATTGGAGATTGCTTATTTTGATTACTTTCTTTTAAGGTTGAATCAATATTATCATCTAATTGTTTTCTTAGTTCTTTAGGAGCATAAAAATTAATAAATTTTAAACCTAAGGATTTATTTTCACTAGGAATGATAAAGTTATCGTCATTTAAATATAGTGGTTTATTTTTTACTACTTGATTTATGCCCCATTCGAACACATTTCCTTCAAATTCTGCTCCAGAACCTCTTTTTTGAATTTCAATTTTAGTATTTTTATTATAACCAATTCCAGGATTTAGAATTTTTAATGAAGTTATTTTTCCATTTTCTACAATTGGTAAAATATCTGCATATTTTCCATTTCCTCCAGAAATTACAACATCAATATCATTTTCATATCCGTTTCCAGAGTTCAAAATTTGAACATCAATTATTGAAGTATTTGAAATTATTGGTTTCAATAAAGCCGTTGAAGATGGTTGTAAAATAGTAACTAGTGGTTTTCTGTGAAAATTAATAATTTCAGATGTTCCATAACCAACTCCAGGATCTTCTAAAAATACACTATCAATTGATCCAAGAACTATTGGTTCCAATACTGGAGAAACAATCGAAGTTTGACTTATTCCTGGGACTACTTGTATTTTAATTTCAATCTTAGGATATGCAAATGTATGAGTTCCTATTCCAGAAGAATGTAAATCTACATATTCTTTATTAATATATCTTTCTTTTGTGAATTGAGTTCCAATTCCTGCTTCTGAAAGTTTAAACCTATTTTCATCAATGGTAGTTACAATGTATTGAGTCTCAGTTGAAAGACCTCCTATTGAAGATGTGGTATAAGAATAATTTACAATATCTCCATTTAAAAAGTTATGCCCATTTGCCTGAATATAATTATCATGAGTATTAATTCCAGAAGTAGTTCTAATGGATTTGTTTGAATACCCACTTCCAGGATTTTTTACATAAATTTTATTAATTGTATTTTTTGAATTTAAAGTTTGAAAATTATGAATTCCACTACTAATTCCAATAATATTTACAGTATTAATTCCTGATATAGAATCTTTATATGATTTATAAAGATTAATTTGATTTGAACTTACTATACCAACAAAATAACTTGAATTGTCAGATAGAAAAAAGTTTTTATTTTTTAGAACATTATTTATTGTAAAAGATTCACGACAGATAATGGGAACATTTCCATTTGAATTATAAATTATTTCCTCTGCATTTTCAAAATTATGATTATCAATGAATGTAATAATATCATTATTGATATCAACTCCGTTTGTATTTCCTTTAAATGAAGATGTAATTCTTTGTTTTATTAAATTTGGTTCTAATATTGCTCCTGATCCATTTCCGCCTTCTATCGTAATTTTTGGTTTTTGTTTATAACCAATCCCAGGAGAAATAATTTTAACTTCTTTTACTGAACCAGTAACATTTGCTATTCCTTTTGCATCAATTCCTGTTCCTGCCGGATCCGTAATTGAAATTTTTGGGCCATTAATTACATCATAACCATTTCCTTTTCTTTGAACATTAATATTAATTAAATTCCCATAAAAAATACTTTCATTCAATACAGTTGGAGGATATATTTCAACTCCATTTACTAGTAGCCCAACCGGATATCCTTTTGTAGATTTATCAGTATCAAAAGAATTTAATTTATCAGTTTTTGATATATTAAATTTTTTAAATAGTTTTTGATGTTTTAATTTTTTTATTCCTCCCTTATTTTGACCATAGAGATTTTTATCATAAAAACCATCTTTAATCAAAAATTCATTTGAAGAAAAGGAAAGTTTATTATATTTTGAAAAATCAATATAAACTCCAGAAAAAAGATCACTTTGATTAAATGCTAAACTAATTTCAATATCATTTATTTTTTTTACAAAATATTTGCCACTTTTTAGATAATTTTGTGATTGATTTGCGGAATTAAAATATACTCTTTCTCCTGTAAGAAACTCGTGTATAGTTTGAGTCCTAATTGCATAACCATCTTCTGATAAACTTAATAATTTTACCACATTTATATTAGATGATATTTCATAATTTGGAATTCCAGAAGAAGCAACATAAACATTATTAAAATCATAGTCAGAATAAGTATTTTGAACTCCTGCCTCTAAATTTTTTATTTCAGGAAAAATATTATCTAAACAATTTGACTTATTAATTATTTTTGAAACTATATTTTTTCCAAAAATATTGGATGTTGTTTGTATTTGAATTGTATTTGTTGAAATTATTTTTTCAACTTGAACTAACAATGGAATATCATCTTGGATATTGGAGTTAATTAAATAAATTTTTTCACCAAAAACAAATTTTACATTATCTTTTAATGTTATTGTAACTAAATTATTTGAACCAAATGGTTCAGTTATTGATTGTATTTCATGTTTAGTTGGAATATTATAAATCCAACTATTTGCTTGAATTTTATCACTTAAATTTACTCCAAATTCAGATAAAGATATTTTATCTCCAACTCTAATTCTAGATGTTTTTGAATAATCAATAGTATTAATTACATTCAATAATCTCATTTGAATAATAGATCCATCATCCAAATAAGAATATAAAAAGTTATTTTCTACAATTTTATCACCAAAATTTAAATTATTAGTAATTCCAGATACACCAATAAATTGATTAATATTTTTATCAGTATAACTTAATTCAAGTGATCCTGAATAATTTGAAGGAAATGCAAGAAATGTTCCACTGTTTCCAAAACCAATAGTAGAATCTACAAAAATAGAACTAGATCCAGCAGAAACTTTTTCTAAAACATTTGTTTTTTTAGTTATATTAAAATCATAAATTAAGGAAGTAGAATCTAAGGAAATTTCATAAAAATCTTTTTTTCCTATTGGTCTATACTCTACATTATAAACAGAAGCGCTTGCAGTTCCAACTCCAACAATTGATTGAAATATATTTTTTCCTTTAAGATTTTCTATATTTCCACCGCTAATTTTTTCTACTAAAATATTTTTAGTAAGAAAATAATTATTTGTTGATGGTTTTAAAGTATAATCTTTTGGTTTTATAATTTGTATTTGTTCACCAAAAAGAACAGAAAATAATATCTGAAAAGAAATATCCGTTCCTTTTGAAATATAAAAGTCTTTTGCCCTTGATAATACTGTTTCTAAATTTAATTTTGGATGAAGTTGCCTATTTTCAAACCCTGGCAAAAATTGAGATTTGAATTTATTAAATAATTTCTGGAAAAAAATTAAATTTAAGTTAGTTATTTCAGTATTAGCAAAATGAGTTTCTGCTTGTGTGGATAAAAACTCTAAAAATTGCGTATTGCCTGTTTTGTCTAGATTGTCAATTCCGCTAAATCCACGAATGCACCCTGTAAAAGAATTGATAGTTTTTCCGGTATAAGTAATAATTTCATCATCAATTTTAAACAATCCATAAGAATCTGGAAATCCAATTGTATGACTTACATTAATTGTATCGTCAAAAGTTAGAACATCAGATGTTAAGACTGGAGGATATTGCGAACTATAAAAAGTTTCGTTATTAAAGTTATCAATACTTTTATATTTGTTCAGATTTTTTGATAAGTCTACTAATCCAGTTTGATGCTCTTGAGAAACATAATACTGTTGCAAAAACTCCTTAAATAAAGGATAATCAGCATTTAAGAACTCTGGAATTTGAGATTCAATAATTGATTGGATTTTTATTTTTTTAAATTCCGACATTTATCTTGTATACTGCTCGTTTGCGTAACTTGAAGTAAAAGTATAAAGATTTCCAGAAATATTTTCACCAGATGATAATGTATCAGAAATCATATTAATTACTTTAGGAATATTTAGTTGCAAATATATATCTCTAACTGATACTATGTCGTTAGATTCAGGAACTGCTTCAATTTCAATTCCATTTTGACTTATTGAACTTGTAATTTTAAATGGATCTAATCTAATTTCTCCAGTTGAGTATATCACTGTTCCTGCTGAATTGACTACAATAGTAGGAATATTATTAATCAATTTAAAAAATACAATTATTCCATTATTACTACTATTTGGTCTATCTGTTATGTATAAAATGTCTGAATTATTATTAATTGTAAATCCTGTAGATTTTAAATTAAACCCTAACCCACTTATTGAAGTTTTTTGAACATGCATTGCATTTCCATAACATAGTTCATATGTAGCCAATGTATTTAAAGCAGGTTGAAGGTCCCTTCTCATTTTGACCTTTGTAATATTTGATGTAATTGAATTGCTTGTATTATCAATTAATGAAACTAATTTACTATACTTAAATCTTCCTCCAAAATTATTCAACTCTGATGATTGAGCAAATGACTTAATTGTATTAAAAACTTTAGATTGTAAGTCAGAAACGTTTGAAGTTGAGTTTGCATTATAATAAACACTAGTTTCTAATTCAATATAAAGATATTTTAAATCAATAAGATCTAACTCCATTCCTGCGATCGAATATTTTTTTATCTGTTTTTTAATTTCATTTTTTGTGACTTCAGATAAGTAAGATCCATTTCTTGGTTTTGCAGACACAATTACTTTCCCATATTGAGGAGGAGTTAGTTCATCTCCACCGTAAGCATTTACAGATTCTACATTTGGAAATAAGTAAGGAATCAAACTTTTATAATCATTTGCAGTAACTGCTCTATATTGAGAAGAATATACTCTTGGTCCAAGATACTTAATTGACTCTATTGGTTCAATATCATCACCATTTTCTGATGATTGTATGGTATTTAATAAAGAAACCCCAGTAGTAACTGAGTTTTGGTTATTATCAATTAAAACGCCAGAAAATGTAAAATTCGCAGCTCCATTTGCTGATTTTCCATTTGTTACAACATAAGATACTGCTATAATACTTTTATTCGGAGGTCTTTTTCCAAGAATATCATCTCCAAATAAAATTTGATATTGTTCGTTTAATATTTCTTGTAATAAGAATATTTTTGATGATGGGTTGACTTCAAAAATATTGGCATATTGTTTATATTGTTCGGCTATATTTGTATTTACAATTACACGAATTGAATTAGTATCAATATTAGAGTTTGGTATAATAAACTTTTGTTGGGGTTGAGAATAATCTGATACAAAAGTTATTCTCAATAAAATTCCTTCGTAAATATCAATATTATCAAAACTAGCAATTCCTGTTGAATCAACATTTACTGTAATGTCTTCTGGAATCACAAAAGAATAATTTCCATTTTGTGCCGACCCTAAAGCAACTATTCCTGCCTTTAACGTAACTGTTTTTGAAAGTAAATTTGAAACATTAACTGAAAAGCTTACAACTGCCCTCGATGACCTTGCTGAACGAGGAACATAACCAATGTTTCTTGAAAGAGATACAACATTTTCTCTGAGTGTCGCAGAGTCAATGAATGCCTCATTCACTGCCATATTTGTATTAAAGGCAGTAATATAAGAGTTATAGGCAAGAATATCAATTAATACAGAAAAGTTAGAACCTTCAAAATCAAAATCTGTAAAATTACTATTTGCCCTCAGATAATCCTTAATCTGAGTTCTTAAATCAGAAAAATCTAGATTTGTGAATTGAGCTAAGGACATTATACTCTAGTTGGTTGTAGTAAAAATTCTATATTTTGTGTTGGAAGTGGAAGTCCAACAATATCATAAGAAATTTGAACATTAATTTCATTTTGTTCTTCAAATAATGTTGTTTCAACATTTCTTAATCTGATTCTGGGCTCAAAATTATTCAATACTGTTGAAATTTCATCATCCAAAATGATAGAAACTTCCTCCGAAATTAATTCAAATAAAGAATCATTTACAGAAGTTCCTAATAAAGAATTAAAAAATCTTTCATTTAATCTTGTTCGAACCAAATTAATTACAGATTTTTTAATTGCATCCTCATTTATAATTGAAATCAAATCATTTGTAATAGGATTTCTACTAAAAGATAAACTAATATCTTTAAAATATCTAGAAATACTAACAGCCATTTAGAATGAAAAAAAGAGTTTAATATATCTATATGAGTTTTAAATTAGTTTTCCAAATGATGGTTCAGTTCCATAATTCCAATCATCATAATCTTCATCATTTCGAATTTTTTCATGTAATTCTGTTTGTTTTTTTAAATCATGTTTTGGTGCATAATCAAACATGACTTCTTGAATTACTCTTTTTGGATGCTCATTTGTATAATCTGTAATGAGTTTTGTAGTTCCCCACATTTCTCTCATGTAGTCTTTGTTCCTATCGACATGATAAAATGACATTTTTAGCTCCTGTTTTATAGATTAAAACAGAACTTTTATTGAGGTTTCTATCTCAAATCTATTTAACGATATAGATGACGTAGTTTATAATTATATGAATCTAAGTATTTTAGCATTTCTATTGCAATAATCTTTGGATTATTTTTCCCACAAGTATAAACATCAATTGCAATGCATCCTTCTTCAGGCCAAGTATGACAAGAAACATGACTTTCTGAAAGAGCAATAACAATTGTACATCCTTGAGGTTGAAAAGAATGAGGATATATGTTCAGTATATTCATACCTGCACGTTCAATTCCTCTTTCCATAGTTTTTTGAAGAGAAATTACATCGTTTAAAAGATTGAATTTTACTTCATAGACTTCCAGCAGGAGATGATTCCCCATTGAAAAATTTTCCAATTTTTTATTTTTTTATTTAACTTTATATTTATTTTATAAAAAATCCTTTTCTTTTATAATCAGGATCTTTTATGTAATAATAATTTTCTTTATTCTCAAAAATTTCATCTTCCCATATTGGTATTGCAATTGAATTTCCGTATCTAAAATCAGGATTTTGACGAAAATGAACTTCAATAAGATGATTTTCTATGAATTCACAATTAATCCAATCATAATTACCTATTAAATTATCAAGAATTTTAGGAAAATTTATTTTTTTATTGACTTTTTCCCATTTGTTCCATTTATAAAGAGGATCGGTTTCTTTTTTTGTACCTTTAATTACTAATTTTGGTATTTTTTGGTAAAAGTCTACACTTAAATGTTCTCCTTTAAAGACCTCGCACCAAAACTCAGACGGATGTAAATGCTCGGTATTGTTTTCTATCCATTCAATACGAGCAAATCGACTCATTCCAAGAAAATTTATACAAGGCCTAATAATATAAAAGTCGGATTTTGGAACTGTAGTACCAGCAGGACCACAACTATATCCTAAAATCCGACTTAAAATTAATTTATTATAAACCCAGAGATCAGATGAATGAATACAATTCCATTCATCATCAACTTCTAGATGATGCATTTTATTTTCCTTGTCCTCTGTACTTTTTACGAGCCTTATTACTACTTGTTGCTGAGTATTTTGTATTTTTACTACAACCTTGACTTGTTAGTTTTGGTTTTTTTTCTTTTTTTGTGCTATTTTTTGATAAAGTCTTTGAAAGTGCCATAATTTAATGTTTTTAAATAGGGTTTTTAACGGGTTTGAGACGAGTTTTTATGAGTCTTACAGAAAATCTGAGAAAAAATTTCAAATTTCCTGTAAGATTTCTCATTTTATCAAATAATTCTTGTTTTTTCGTGTCCGACACGAATCTGAGGGTCGCACCAGATTTCAAAACCTGCTTCTTTTGCATCTAGACAGAATGAGACATCCTCGCCACACATATCCTGAACCTCACCTGATTCAAAAACCTGCATCTTGGGAGCAAACCAAGGGTATTCAAGACTCTCAAAGACACCTTTTTTGATTAACACCCAGCCAAATCCAGTGTAATCCACTGTAAATGGTTTGCGACGCTTGCTCATTGTTTCTAAGGTTTCGTGATTCATCACTCCCCCATTGCCTCTAAAATCCTCTTCATCCAACCAATGAGCAACTGAGCTAGTGTTTCCATCTTCAGTACAATACCACCCTGCTGCAATGTCTTTATCCATTGCTACAAGACGATAAAAACTCTCAGTATTAAAAACAATATCACTATCAATCCAAAGTTGATAATCATATTCTAGTTTTCCATCCCAAGGAACTTGCTTAGGACCTCTGAGTACATTTGCTCCAAGACATTTGCAACGGGCAAAATTCACCATTGAACTATAATCTTGCGAAATCTGAATACTTGCTCCTGATTGAACTAAATCAAAACACAATTGAACGAAATTCTTCAAATATGTGTATGATACTCCTCTTCCAGGAAGACAAAATACCACTGATTTTCCACGAATCATTTCTCGTGCTGCCTGATAATCAAACTCATCTTCTGATACCACGGGCGTTTTTGCTTTAACCGTAAATCCTTTTGCCATAAAAAAAATCAATTACTGTTTTTACATTTTACCACCACAAATCATTTATTGCAATGGGTTTTCATTTTTATTTAGAACCACTGAAATATTTTCATTGTTTCCTCCAGATGTCCAAACAAGACCTCTTATTTGATTTAGAGTGAATTCTAAATTTTCCTGGGAAATTTTTTCAACAATAGTATTTCCATTTACCTTAATACTATAAGTATTCATTATCTTCTATTTTTTGAAGTAAATCTTCCAAATCTTGTTTTATACTATTATTGATAATTAAAATTTTATCTGTATCCAACCTATGCTGAATTGTCTCAATTAATAAATCTTTTTCAAATTCGTCAATTTCCAATTTCATCTTTTTAAATTTTTTAATTTCCTTTTATATATTCACCTTTAGGGCATTTTTTACCCTCGGAAATTTTTTTGCCGCTCCTTTGATCCTTTTTTCAATTTTAAAATCCTCGGAGATTTTTTTATAGACACGTAAATACTCACTCGTTTTTGGTCCGTTGTAGGTTAGGGGGACCCTTTGATTTTATATACGGGGGGCAACGGAAAATATAAACAATAACAAACCCCCGCAAACCACTGTCTATAACGAATTAAACAACACTGTGTATAACGAATAACAAATCCCCCTACGAGGTGAAAGTATAGCAAATCCCTCCGATTATTCTGTGTGATTTGCTACTGTTTTATTCTAATAAAGAATCCCCCTACGAGGTGAAAGTATAACGAATTCCCTCATTTATTGTCTGTGGTTTGCTACTGTTTTATTGTAATAACAAATCCCCCTACGAGGTCTGAAAAAACAACGAAGGCATTTGTAGATTGTTTAGGAACAGTGCTGTTTCATTCTATCATAAAACCTTCACGAAGTCAAAGATAATACAACGAAGTCATTATACTATTATACTATTGTATTAGAGTATAACGAATACTTTTTCCACAACCTTGTGAATAAACCTGTGGAAAACTTATAATAACCTGTGGAAAAACCTGTGGAAAACTTATAATAACCTGTGGAAAACTCTCTATCTCATAAGAATAACGAAGTCTTATGAGTATAACGAATCATCTGTCAATCTTGGTTGTGCCAGTTCTTATAGTGTCCGTGGGTGCTTGACTTTTTCTGCGAGTTATGATAGAATGCTCGCCAAGACAACAAGAACTAGAAGCATTAAACGAATCATTAACACATAAAAACAAGCATTAACACATAAAACACCTAATAGACAACATTAACACTATACATTTTTTAATACATTTATTTTAATGTATTTAATTTAACATTTTCTGAATAATCATCTTCAAGTTGATTCAAGAGTTCAGTATAAACATTAATTGCTGATTGATTTGCATTAACTTTTTGCATACTGTAAATGTAATAATCTACAGCATCAATCAGCATTTGTTTCTTTTGATCTTGTGAAATCATTGTTCTAACTGAGGACATGAACATAATCAATAGACTTGATGCACCAACCTGTAGCACATGTGATTTCTTCTACAAGATCTTCTTCATCATCAGCATCCCAAACTGTACCGAATACATCTTCATAGATTTCTTCTTGTGATTCAACATCAAGTGCTTCATCATCAAGATCATCGGTGAAATCAAATTCAATTTGTGTAACTTGAAACTTCATTGTTGTTGAATCTTTTTAATTGCGGTGAAAATGTTGGTCGTTAGAAGAATACAAACATCTTGTTTGCATACAGCATACACAGGTTGATGTGTATGAATGTCAAAAACGTACTTGATGCTCATTTAGATAAAAGGTGTTGAGAAGATTTATGATTGAGAGGGAATTGTTTATTGATCATCGGTAAGAGTCAGATTCATCACATCATCTTCCATGAGTTTGAGATTTGATTCATTCCATTCGGACAGAATCACTTCATCATTCTCATCAAACAGTTCAGAAAGCCAGTAATCATAAACCTGACCATTGAGATCAGAAAGGTTATTAAATGCACTTTCAATCGCAGTGTTGATTTCGGTTTGAGTCATGGTTTGATCGTTCATAGTCCTATGATAGCACGGATTGGAGTGGTTGTCAAGGGGGTAACGGTTGTTCTACCTATCAGCATCCCTGATGAGTGTAGAAACCGTGTGTGAGATTAAATAATCTCTACCCAATAGCAAGTTGGAGAACCTTTCTCAATGTATTCAGTGCTTTTTGCTAAACCTTTCTTAATGAGTGAACCAAGAACACCGGCAGCAATCCGATCATTACTAAAAGGATTGATTTCATGTAACCAACCTTCACCAGGTTGATCCATTCCTTCTACAATGGAACTCAGCAGTTTCTTTTCCTTATCAGTGAGAATCATTTTAGGATGGGATTGTAATTTTTACTGCACTATTAGGATACATTTCTTTATGCCTTTTGAGTGCAGTTGCAGGAGAAATGTTTTTATAACTATTTTCAGTATTCCAATCAATAACAGTTGGAATCTCATGACTGAAATGAGGATAGATTTCTACTGATACAGTAAGAAATCTAGGCCAAGTTTGAGTGGTTTGATCGTTCATAGTCCTATGATAGCACGGCAGGAGGGGGTCTGGGGACATAGTG